AAGTTTGGTAAGAAGATCTTTGATAAGATCATGGAAGCAATGCAACCTGAGTATGAAGATGAAACTGCCATCAACCCATTTGATTTCTGGGCGGGTGCCAACTTCAAACTGAAACTGAAGAAGGTTGCAGGTTACTGGAACTATGATTCCTCTGAGTTTGCAGCACCTGGTGCTCTGCTTGATGATGACGATGCACTGGAAGCATTGTGGAAGAAGCAGTATTCATTGACTGCTCTTACTGCTGCTGACCAATTCAAGTCTTATGAAGATCTTGATAAGCGTTTGAAGATGGTTCTGGGTGCCAAAGCACCTTCCCGTCGATATGATGAGGAACTGGAAGACGAGAGCGAAGGTCGTGGATCTTTCTCTCCCAACTTCGAGTCAAGTAAGCCTCCTGCACCTGCAGCAAACTTCAATGCTCCTGACATCACTCCTACTAAGTCTGCGGACTCAGATGAAGATGATGCTCTGTCTTACTTCCAGAAACTCGCAGAGGAATGATTACTGATATAATCTAATATTATCTGCCGTCTTTAAGGTTCTGCTCTTATATTGAGTAGAACCTTTTTTGTATTCCATCATTTCTTTAAGGTCATCTTTTACAATATTGAGATACCTTGGTTTTAGTGTAAATATATTTCTTCTATCATCCTGAATTTTCACTTCATAATCATAGTTAGTTACTGAAGTTACTGGGAATTTTGTATTATAACCTTTCTCAATTGCATCATAGTATGTTATTGAGAAATTAGAGTCAACTTCTAATCCTGCTGCAACGATAATCGCACCTTCTTTATTCTTAAGTTCAGTTGTTTCATAATGATGTATTGCAGATATCTCTGTAAATGAACCATATTTTTCTAAGAGATAATTCTCAAAATTTATTTGAGTCATAGGCCACTCATTATAAACGTTGAGAATATTATTAGATGAAAGGACTACCCAATCAAGATTTGGATCTCCATATAATTCTTGAGCAACATTATCTGGTCTGTCATCACCTTTAATCTTATACTTGGTGAATACAGCAAGACTATCAATGATATCTTCTCTTAGTTTCCCTTTCTTGAAAAGATTTTTTACAGAGATGTAATCAGATATCCTCGCATCAGGAAGTCTACTGACGTATTCAAAATTTGGTAATTGACTGAAGTAGTTTGACATTAGAATCCGATGCTTGCGTCGTTATCTGTTGGATAATCATCATTAAAGACGGGTTCAAGTTCTGTAAAGGTCATGCTGATTTCATACGCAACTGGAATACCATCAGAGTATGTTGCGTAGTTTCCATTAGGAGTATAGTTGACACCAAATCCCTGCAGTGCCACCTCCTTAAACATGTTTAAACCTCTGTGCAATTCACCATTCTCACCTCTATATAGGTATGCAAGTCTAAAAGTATGTGGTGACTTCAAGAATAGGTTAGCTTCACTTCTAATTGGTGCCATTCCTTGTTTGAAGAAGCGAATAATTTTGATAACTTCTTTTGCTTCTTCAGCACTTCTAGGGGTAAGTTTAAATTTAAAACTAAATGGTCTTAATGAAGGACCCTTGAATAAGAGTTCCATGTTGGGGTTAAAGATATTGCCAGTGGTTCTTTGAAGCAGTCCGTCTACACCAGATACTTGTGCCGCGATTGCCATACCAACTGCAGTTGAGGACTCACCTGGACTTTCCATTAATTTTTTAATATCTGCTAGTCCTGTTTTAACACCATCACCAAGACTTTTGAATATTGCGTCTTTTGCGAAGTTTGCTTTTGCAATATCTAAAGCAGTTGCACTAGAACTACCCCAATCACATTTGTTTTGATCTGATATTCCTCCAGGGATTGGGAGAACTACTGATCCAATAGAAGATCTATCGGCACCTTGTCTAGCTGAGGTATCAAATCCAAATTGCTTTCCTTGAGCAAACCCAGATGGAACATATTTAAACATATCAATTTTGATGACATCCATCGTTAGTTGACCAATGTCTAATGGATATCTACAATTTGGGAATGAATCTCTTGTTCCTGCAGCTGCCGACCCATCATCAATCCCTGCAGCTGGTTTTCCATCTCCGCCGTCGTTTGAGGCGTCATTACCAGAATCACCTCCCAATATTTCTTGGTTTTTCTTACCTACATCAGTAAGTTCGCCATTGGCAGCATCTGCTTCATTTTTTTGTACTACATCTCCTGCGTCTTTGGTTTGTTTTTTTACTGCTTGCCTTAACTGGGAGTTTGGATCATTTAATGCTTTCTTTTCACCTACTGAGGCACCAGAAGAAATTTCATTTTTTATTTCCTTACCGTCTTTATCAACTCTTACTTCCTGAATTTTTTCTTTATTATTTCCTTGTGCATCAGTTCTATAGGTTTCTCTCATAATACTACCGTCACCTAAGGTAGTAACATCAGTCACATAATATCTTTGCACTTCTCTCGTAGATCCAAATGCACCAGGTTCTTGTGTTTTTACTGATTGTGGTGTGCTAGTTGCCGATGCCATTAGATATGGTTCTTTTTACTTATTTAGTACCCGCAATCCATATCTTAACGATAGTAGATCATCAAGTTCTTCTTGCTGAACGATATACACTTGAGTACCCAATTCTTCCCAAGTATACTGTCTGTATTTTCTAAGATGAAAATTTAAGCCACGAAATCCCCAGTTGAATAATTCTGTCACTGCAACCAACGGATGTTGGTCGTATTCAATATTTGGAGTCTTTGCAAAGTATTTGAACGTGCAGAGAGTTCCTGCTTCGGGTATGGGTGTTACTGTATCATTTAGCGCATACATTATCAATTCCATTCTTTCACTGAGATCCATCTCAGATTTGATGTCATTAATAACTGGTTCGATACGGTTCATTTGAGACCTAGTTCATCTTCGGTGATTATCTTAAACTCAATTCTTCTGTCTTCACAAAACTCAGTTGCTGCTTTCCACTTTGCTTGGTTGACTGCGTATGTCTTACACTCATAGATGTAAGATTTAGTAACTCTTGATTTTTTCTTTGGCTCTATCGTTTGTTTCTTTGGTTTGACTTCTATCACATAGGTCTTAATTTGACCTGTACTTTCTTTTACTTTTATGATAAAATCTGGAAAGTATCGATGAACTCTTTTATCTAGTGGAGAGATGTATGGTATCCAAAATTCTTCACTACCCCACTCTAAAATATTATCATTAAGGTCACACCACTTACAAAATCTTCTTTCCCAACTGCTTCTGCAGATAATATTTGATGAATCGCCCTTATATTTCTTTGGAAAGGATGGTTTGTATTTACTCTTGATACTTTCTGCCATACATAATATATAAGGTAAATACTATTTATAAATGCCTAACATAAAAAAGGTATCAGATATAAAATCAGCATTACTTAGACCTGCTCTAACTTCAAACTTTGAGGTCTCTATTCCAATACCTGCGGAGTTGCAGTCATTTGTTGGTACTGAACAGGATAATTTAAATATCAGTTGCTCTGAAGCATCTCTTCCAGGATCTTCTATTGCAACTATGGAAAATCTCAACGATCATACTGGTGTGACTGAGAGATTAGCTCATAGAAGAATGTTTGATGATAGAATTGATTTTACTTTCTATGTTGATGCTAATAAGTATTTTCCTATTAGATTTTTTGAGAAGTGGATGAGATATGTAACTGATGAGGATAACTTAGCAGATACGCAACGTGGAACCAATGCAGATATTACTAAGTCATCCCCTAGTTATCATTACAGAATGAGATATCCTGATGGAATTAAAGGATCTGGTGGGTATAGAGTTGATAATTTAACGATCACAAAATTTGAAAGAGATTATAAGTCAACTTTGACATATACTTTTGTCAAAGCATATCCTGTCGCAGTGAATTCAATGCCTGTATCTTATGATGCATCCAACCTTTTAAAGTGTACAGTATCAATGTCATATATTAGATATGTCATTGCAGATATAAGCGGTTCATCAACTGAGACACCAACTATAAACACTTCTAGTCAAAAATCTGACCTACAACCTAAAAAGGATCTACCAGAACCTCTAAAGAAATCATCTGAGGTTATTCAGAATACTGAACCTAAAACAGCACTAGGAGAAGCATATTCTGTCTTTAGAGATGTAAGTGGTATCTTACGAAATGCATTTACTGGAGAACCCATATAAACCCCTCTAAATAATCACACTGAAATACATCTATAGGTCATTATGCCTTTACCAAAGATTGCTACGCCAACT